TATTCATAATATCTATTTTTTAAATCCCTTTTAACAGAGGCATCCTTTATGTTGTTTTGAGATGTATCTACTGTGCCAGAAGATCCGTTTTTTTTGTTAAGTTCAGTCAAGTTTTGCAATTTAACAAGAGCTTGCTTGTTGCCTATTTTTCTAATGACAATGTTTCCGTTGCCGTCAGTACCTAACACTAGTCTTCTTTTATCAGCTAATCTTTGAATTAATTCGTAAGCACTTTCATCTTTACTAAATCCAATTCCTTCGGAATTAGAAAATGGCTCTATATCCCCGTATTCGTTAATAACTGCAATCTGATTTTCTGCCAAAGCCAAGCCTTCTTCAAAAGAGGTTGGAATGTTGAATTTACTTGATAAAGATGATAAGCTTGAAGGTATTTTTATTTTAGAAATCGAAGTTCCTATTTTTGTAGCACTTAAAACTTCATAACCAACAGCTTCTAAAACCTTTTTTAAAACATTCTCAAAAGTTGTAGGAGTTGCAAAAACTTTGTTTGATATTCGGCTATCAATTAAATCAGAAACTTTATCTCGACCAGAAAATCTTACATCACAAGAACTAGCAGAATAATCAATATCAACCTGATCGATATAGCCAGTTAAAAAAGGTTCGTCATCTAAATAAAGTTTAATTCCTTGCCCTTCATAAAAAATATCCGCATCTTGAGTTGGAATATTTATGTCAATATCAAAAGTCTTTCCAAAGAAATCTAAGCTTTCATTTACAGAAACGGATTTAAAAGTTTTAAAGCTAACTCCTGCTATATCTATTGTTATGTTATCTTCAAAAGCCATTATTGGGAAAGTATGTTAATATTTCCGCTAACAAAAGCAGGATCTTCAATGTTATTTAAAAGAAGTATCTCATCAGACTTATCGCTACTTCCATAATAATTATATGCCAAAACTGCACTTGGCACACTATTTGTTTCTATGCTAACATAAAATGGCAATGTAGTTCTTAAATTTTTAAGAAATGATGTAGTTCCGACTTTTAAATTTTGTAAATTGTAATAAACATCCTCGTCTATTTTATTTGGATTCAAACTATCAAAAGCGGTGCTTAACCTTTCAATTATGCTGTCTATTTCCTCTTGCGAAGTATAATCAATATTTGTCGAAGCAAGGCAGGCAATGGCTAATGATGATGTTTTAAAATAATTATCTAACTCTTGATTATTTGTGTTAAGTTGTTTATTCCTTGCAGAAGAAGCTGGATATTGTTCATTTTTACTTGAATCAAAGATGTTCAAAGCAATTTGAACCATTGTATTGAAGTTATCTGTAATTGCCGATATTGCTCCAAATATATTTTCAAATCTTTGTGAAAGATTTGATGGCGTTTGCATCAAATTTGTTAAGGAGGCTGTTAAATCGGCAATATCAGCAACAAAATCCGCAGCTTCATCAGCAACGCCATTTATAGTCGAAACAATATCATTTACTATTTGCGTAGTATTTTGGATATAATCTTTTGAAATATTCCATACTTCAATTCCGTCGTCGTAAAACTTAGCAAGACCATCAAAAGCAGCTTTAGCACTTGCAAAATGTTGGTCAAACCATTTAGACAAAGAACTTTTACTATCTCCCTCTTCAGGATATTTATTGACACTTGATTCGGCAAAAGTTACTTTATACCTAGCAATTCCTAGTTGGTTAATAAAATCTTCATCAACAGAAGCAGAAACAACTACAACTTTTTTCTTGCCAATAGTAGGATGAGTTAAAGTCCCTCTTCCAATTGCGTTTAAGTTATCTTCTAAATTTTTTTTTGATCTCTTATATCGTGAAGAAGTAGTTTCTTGAATTTCGATGTCAAAATCATAAATTCCAGACTTCTTACCCATATCTTGAACATATCTTTCAGAAGAGTTTGGGTATTCATGAATAACTGTTTTTCTTCCTAGTCCGCTATCGGAAACATTCCTTGCATAAAAAAGAGCATTTTTGCCGTTTATGCTGTAGCTTGCTCTATAAAATCCGCTTAGTATGCTCATTTCTGCCCCGCTTTTACAGTTGAAGGGCGATTAGATTTAACATCTTTAACTTGAATATTATTGTCAGATTTAATTGTAATTTCTATTTTTTGAGGATCATTGGCAAGATTATTGTTTGCTATAGCTGCATTGGTGTTGCCAAAATAATAATTTCTTAACTCTCTTTTTATTTCTTTTCTTCCCTCTTCATCACCAGTAATTGTTCCAGTAATTAAACCACCAGCAGCTTGGGCTAATTTAAAAGGAGCTTTTATTGCTTCACCAGTTCCATCAACTACAACATCTTTCAATCCTTTAGCCATGCCTTTTACTATTTTATACAATGTGCTGTCTTTCATAGCTTCATCTAATATGCTAAAAGAGCTAGTTATGGTAGATAAAGATGTATTGACTTTGTCAGTCATTTTAGTTAAACCTCTTACCGCCCCGATTTGAGTATCGTAAGTAAGCAAACCAATCTGATCTCCAAGCTCTTGGAAAGCGTTTTTAAGTCTTTTTTCCTCTCTGCCTAAAGTAAATGATTTTTTAATCATATCCTCGCCAAACATTTCGTTCATTATTTGAACAAGCTCTCTTAAAACATCTACGGAAGACAATTTTCCTGTTGCCATAGCTTGAGTAAAATATATACTAGCATTTTCATCAGTTATTCCTTTTGCACCTCTTTTTTCCGCATATCTTTTATATGCTTTATGAAACATTGGTTTTGCACCCGGAAGGTTAGCCATTTGCAAATTAACCTCTTGAGCATTTAAGACTTGTTTTGATAACATATCTTGAAAACCAAGCATGGTTCTTTCAAAGGCTGGTGTTTCCAAGTTTAATAAACCCGCATATCCACTAACATTTTCAAGCAATCCTTTTATCAAAGGGGCATCAGAAGATCCTCCAGTTCCAAGTAATTTTAGATAAGATGGAGCAATAGTTGTAAAGTCAGCACCATATTTGTCAGCAACTCCTCTTAAATAATTAACTTCACCTTCAGCCGTAGCTCCTTTCATTCCTTTTACAGTTGGAATTAAAGCAGCTAAACCAGCTCTTAAACCATCCATTTGAATAGTTACATCATGAATTTTTGAAGGCACAGAAACAGCCATGTCAATTGCTCGGTAATAACCCATACCTTTAGCGACATTTTTAAAAGAAACTCCTCCACTGCTACGACTATTATCGCTACTAGTATTACCACCACGTCTTAAAAATTCTGCTTTTTGTTTAGGATTATATCTTTGTTCTGATTGCCAACTAGCTGTTGATTCTTGATTTATTGTTCTACCAGTTCCAGTAACATCTATCATTGGTCTTTGACCATAAGACATTACAGCACCGCCTCTTGAATATGGGACTATCGCAGTTCCAGCCGCATCTCTTCTATAGGTTGAATTTATTGGTATATTAAAGTTTGGCTTGTAAGCTTTGGGATTGTAATAGCCGCCGCTGCGTCCTCCACCCATCATTGTAAATGGATTGTTAAACGGGACTATGGCATTTTTAAGGCTTTTTTCATAAGCCCTGTTGGCTCTAAGTGCCGCTGCATTTATCTTAGAAGAGGAAAAGCTTTCACCAATTAAAGTAAATCCAGTTTTTGCTTTTTTTAATCTTTCAGCAGATGTTGCAATTTTGTCAGCTTGTTTTGCAAACTCTGCAAGTCCTTTAAAATCGCTACTATTAAATTTAAATTTTGTTAATTTTTGTATTTCAGATAATTCTTTTTTTAGATCTTTTGTAATTGCAGAATATCCATCTAAAACTTCTAAAATATAGCTTATTTTATTACTCATCTTCTATGCCCCCTACTTCTTGAGTTAGCTAACTCTAGGGGTTTCTTTTTTTCATCAGTGGCTTTCTTTTGCTCGGACTCCTTTTGCTCAGACTCTTTATCTTTTACAGCAATATCATACCATTCAAATAATTCAGGGAAAGCCATGTTGTTAATATCGTTGTAGGTAAAAGCATTTATATACTTTAAGAAGCTGAAAATTGATTCTCTGAACTTTCGCCTTTCTCCTTTGTCGGCAAGAAAGGCGATATGTCTAAAAAACTTGAAGAATACTCCTCCAACAACACAACAGAAGCCCTAAAGTCTAACTCATCAATTTTGAGTTTTCCGCCTTCAACTGGAGTAATATAACCTTTTTCACAAAGAAACCTAAGGGCATCAATTCTTTTACCGACCGTAAGTAAATCAAGAAGTTTATCAGAATCACCAAATTTAAGAGCTAACAAATTAACTTCTTTTGTTTTCTTATAATCATTGTTAATAAAATAAGAACCTTCCGATAAAAGTTCATATTTTTTTTCTTTTAATAATTCGATCATAATTAGTTAGTTAAAGTTACTTTAGAAGCGTTCCAAGTTAAGGAAATAACGCCATCAGAGCTGTGTTGAAAATTAGGATCATTTATTAAGGAAGCATTTTTATATAATCTGCTTTGACCAGCGCCATCTGGTATAATTTTAAGTATGTGATTGCCATTACTAGCTTTCCAAGCTTGAATTAAAACCATAGGATCAGAATCGCTATCAGAATCAAGCATCATTATATCAAAAGTTATTT